TTGATTAACGGTAACTAAACCTGCGATATGTATGGCAATAATGGTAGAACCTGAAGTTGGTGTTAAGAAACCACCAGAGTTAAAGACGGTGGATTTAAAGACTCGCACTAAAGCAGCCGCTAACACGGCAAAAGAACTAGAAGTTGAGGGGCTTGACCTAGAACTGACGGTTGAAGATAAGGATGTAGCAGCTAAGTTATCTACATCATATGCTGAAAACCCTGACAAAACTTCTAAAAAGGTTACAAATGACAAGGCAGCCATGCTAACTCCGGCTTCTTTGATATTAACAAACAGTATTTTAGACGAGTTTGGGCAGTCAGTCGTTAAAAGTGCGGTACATATTAGGCACACAGTTACTAATAAATTAATTTTAGAGACAGAAAACCCCGATGCAAAGGTTCGTTTACGTGCTTTGGAGCTTCTTGGTAAAATTTCTGACGTAGGATTGTTCTCTGAGAAGTCAGAAGTGACCATAACACACCAGTCAACAGATGATTTAAAGGCAAAACTACGTAAAAAACTAGAAAAACTGGCTGAACCTGACGATAAAATAGAAGATGCAGTTGTTATTGATGGCGAATCGTTTAATGTTGATGAAGAATTGGGTATAAAGGATGACTGAAGCGGCTTTAGACTTCTCTGAAGATGAAATTTCGCTTATGTTGGCTAATTTAGACCAATATACGCCCGAAGAAGTAACAGAAATCGACAGATTGGTCGATGAATTGTCAAATAGAAAGTATAAAAACAAGGTTGTAGATGATTTAATAGCTTTCTGTAAGCATATGCAACCTGATTATAAAGTTGGAAAGCATCACAGGATGCTGGCTAACCTGTTAATGGACATCGAGCAGGGACAAAAAGATAGAATATGTGTCAACATCCCCCCTCGACATGGCAAATCCCAGCTGGTGTCCATTATGTTTCCTGCGTGGTTTCTTGGCAGAAATCCTAACAAAAAGGTGATGATGGTATCGCATACAACTGATTTAGCGGTAGATTTTGGTAGAAAGGTACGTAATTTAATTGCGTCTGATGATTATAAGAAGATATTCCCTGAAGTACAACTTGCTATTGACTCCAAGTCGGCAGGGCGTTGGAACACAAACTATGGCGGTGAGTATTATGCCTGTGGTATTGGTTCTGCTCTTGCTGGTCGTGGTGCTGATCTGTTACTGGTTGATGACCCACATTCGGAACAGGATGTTATCAATGGCAATTTTAGTGTGTTTGAGAAAGCTTATGAATGGTTTACATTCGGTGCTCGAACACGTTTGATGCCTGGAGGTCGTGTAGCTATTATACAGACACGTTGGCATATGGATGATCTTACTGGGCGTGTGATAAACGACATGACAAAGAATAATCTGTCAGACCAGTACGAGATTGTAGAGTTTCCTGCTATACTGGATGTTGTGGACAAAGAAACTAATGAACCTGTGCAAAAGCCCTTGTGGCCTGAGTTCTTTGACCTCGAAGCTTTGCTCCGCACTAAGGCCTCCATGCCTGTATTTCAGTGGAATGCTCAGTATCAGCAGGAACCCACTGCAGAAGAAGCTGCTTTGGTAAAACGTGAGTGGTGGGGTATATGGAAAGAAGATAACCCCCCTCCATGTGAATATATTATAATGTCACTAGATGCTGCAGCAGAAACTCACAACAGAGCAGATTACACAGCTCTGACAACTTGGGGTGTGTTTTTAAATGAAAATGACAATAATTATAATATTATCTTGTTAAACAGCATAAAAAAGCGTATGGAGTTCCCAGAACTAAAAGAAATGGCTATGTTGGAATATTCCATGTGGGAGCCCGATGCGTTTATAGTTGAGAAGAAAAACTCGGGAACAGCCCTGTATCAGGAGATGAGAAGAATGGGACTGCCTATACAGGAGTACACCCCGCATAGAGGATCAGGAGATAAGCTGGCACGTTTAAATTCTGTTTCTGATATAGTATCTTCTGGACTTGTATGGGTTCCTGAGACAAGATGGGCAGAAGAAGTTATAGAAGAGGTTGCAGGATTTCCATTTATGAGTCATGATGACTTAGTGGATTCGACAGTTATGGCACTTATGAGGTTTAGACAGGGCGGGTTTATAAGACTGCCAAGTGACGAGCCAGAGGACATACATTATTTTAGACGAAAATCGGCTTACTATTAAGGAGTAAATTATGGATATTGAAAAAGGAATAATGCAGGCTCCTTTAGGTATTGAGGAGGAAGCAGTAAAAAATGGTAAAATGCCTGAACCAGACTTGGAAATTGAAATTGTAAATCCTGATATGGTTACACTTGATGATGGTAGTGTAGAAGTTACCTTACTTCCCGGGGCAGAGAATATAGACACAGAGTTTGATGCTAACCTTGCAGAGTCATTGGATGAAGATGTTCTTGAAAGTGTGTCATCTGAACTTCTTGATATAGTTGAAAGTGATATGGACAGTCGTAAAGACTGGGCTGATACATATGTAAAGGGCCTTGACGTGTTAGGATTTCAGTATGAAGAACGTTCTGATCCTTGGGAGGGAGCATGTGGTGTGTATTCTACAGTCCTTGCAGAGGCCGCTATACGGTTTCAGGCAGAAACAATGTCCGAAACATTTCCTGCATTAGGGCCTGTAAAGACTAAAATTATTGGTGATGAAACAAAAGAAAAAGAAGAAGCAGCTGCCCGTGTAAAGTCGGACATGAATTTTCAACTTACAGAAAATATGATTGAGTACAGACCTGAGCATGAAAGATTACTGTACAGTCTTGGGCTGTCAGGTTCTGCATTTAAGAAAGTATATTATGACCCAAATATGGGTAGACAGATGGCTGTATATATACCAGCAGAGGATGTAATTATTCCTTATGGTGCGTCACATATAGAAACAGCAGAACGAGTCACTCACGTGATGCGTAAGACGAAAAATGAACTTAAAAAACTACAGGCTAACAAGTTTTACCGTGAAGTAGAAGACTTGGGTGAGCCAAAGATGTTTTACTCCGACATAGAGGAGCGTAAGGCAGAAGAGGGTGGTTACTCTCTTACAGATGACTATAGATATACTATATATGAGATACACGCTGACATAGTTATAGAAGGCATTGATGATAGTGATGATGAGATAGCAAAACCGTACATAGTAACCATAGAACGGGGTACAAGTAAAGTATTGGCTATACGTAGAAACTGGAACCCTGACGATGAACTAAAACTAAAAAGACAACACTTTGTGCACTATGTGTATGTCCCGGGATTTGGGTTTTATGGTTTAGGGCTTATTCACATTATAGGTGGGTATGCTCGTGCAGGAACATCCTTGATACGTCAGCTAGTAGATGCAGGCACTCTCGCTAATCTCCCAGGCGGCTTGAAATCACGTGGTCTACGTATCAAGGGTGACGATGCTCCTATAGAACCTGGAGAGTTTAAAGATGTAGATGTACCGTCTGGCAGTATACGTGATAATATTATGCCGCTTCCATACAAAGAGCCAAGTCAGACATTATTACAGTTACTTGACAAAATTACTCAGGAAGGCAGAAGACTGGGAGCTATTAGTGATATGAACATATCTGACATGTCTGCAAATGCTCCTGTAGGAACTACGTTGGCGTTACTGGAACGTACATTAAAACCAATGGCTGCTGTACAGGCACGTGTTCATTATGCAATGAAGCAGGAGTTTAAACTCCTTAAAAAGATTATAGCTGAATACGCAGGCTCTGAATATGCATATCAACCCTTAAGAGGAGAAGTAGGAGCTAAACAATCAGATTACCTGATGGTAGACGTCATACCTGTCAGTGACCCTAACAGTTCTACAATGGCACAGAGAGTTGTACAGTATCAGGCTGTATTACAGATGTCCCAGTCTGCACCGCAGATATACGACTTACCACAGCTTCATAGACAGATGATAGAAGTATTAGGTGTTAAGAACGCAGATAAGCTTGTCCCAACAAAAGAAGATATGAAACCCGCTGATCCAATAAGTGAAAATATGAATGCACTTGTCGGTAAACCGATGAAGGCATTTATCTATCAGGATCATGACGCTCATATTGCAACTCATATGGCGTTTATGCAAGACCCGATGGTTGCACAGCTTATAGGGCAGAACCCGCAGGCAAAACAGATTATGGCATCCTTGCAGGCACATATAGCTGAGCATTTAGGGTTTAACTATCGCAAGCAAATGGAAGAGAAGCTGGGAGCTCCGTTACCACCACCTAATGAAGAACTTCCAAAAGAAGTTGAAGTTAACCTTGCACGTCTTGTTGCTGATGCAGGTAAACAACTTACACAGGAACATCAACAAGAGGCAGCACAACGTGCAGCACAGGCAAAAGCACAAGACCCGATTGTACAAATGCAACAACAAGAATTAAAATTAAAAGCTGCTGAACTACAAAGAAAAGCAAAGAAAGATGCTGCTGATACTCAGTTAAAAGCTGCTGAACTACAAAGAAAATCTGTAAAAGACAAGGCAGACATTCAAATGGATCAAGCAGAATTAGCTATAGATGCTAAGAAAGAAAAAGCAAAAATGAAAGAAGATAAGAGAAGAGATAACTTAAAAACAGGCATGGAACTGTTAGAACGTTATGGAAAAAAACCAACAGATAAAAAAGGATAACAATGAATAGACCTACAACCGTCTTTGACGTGCTTACACAACAAATAGAGGAGCAGAAAAATGCTTCCATAAAGTTTCTTATGACAGGGGGGCCGAAAGACTTCTCTCAATATAAGGAAGTT